CCATATTCACATCGCGAGTAGTGCGACGACCGCTTTCAATCGTTGCCTGACGATCCTCAACAGCGATTTGATGAAATTCTACGAATGGGGGACGAGCTTGATGCAGTTGCATGAGATTTCTCCTGTAGGGGATTTATTGTTCTACGCCCTTGTTGGAAGACGTAGAAGAATAAAGGGGCCGAAGCCCCTTCGCGATTAAGTAATCGCGCCCTGTGCAGTTGGACGGTCTACATACAGAACATTCCAGAAGTTCGTACCATCGTTGTAAGTGCCAGTAACAGTCACAGCGCCAGTTGCAGTTGCGTTTGCGCTCATTACTGCGGTACGGTTATCAGGATCCAGCGACAGCAGAGTAGTCGAAGCTGGGATGCCAGTACCTGAAACAGCCATGCCAACAAACCAGCCATCAGTATTCGATGCGCGGATAGTTGGAGAGCCATTCTGAGTAACAACATTGCTTTTCGCAACCGTAGTCGTCGCTGCGGCCTGTACTTTGGAACCGACAATTTCCTTGCCTGCCGAGTTAGCACCGAGCTGACCAGCAGCTACAATACCAATCTGCGCATTTGCAGCAACAGAAGCACTAGAGAAAGCAGGGATTTTGCCCGATACCAGCGCCCAGCCATATTGAACCGCTGCCACACTTGGCACGGCATTCAGAACGAATGCCACAGGTTGGCCCAAGTTAGCAGTATTTGGCACTGCGGTAGCGCTAAAGTTTGTGTCTACTACAACGGTAGTACCAACCTTAACGGCAGTCGAGGCAGGGAAGCTAACGTAAATCAGCTCCTGACCGCCCCAGAATGGATCGATAACAGACAGCACAGTGCCTAGACCTTGGCGCTGTGTGCTATCGGGAATAAACCAGTTGCCAACGGCTTGAAAGCCGATGACAGCCGAGTTGTTTGCTGCGGTAGTCATATTTTTCTCCTTAAGCCTTCATGACGCCCTGAAGGAATCGATTGGACACGCACAGATTACCCTGGAACAGAATTGGGATCACGATTGCATCCTGATTCACGGATCGCAGTTCTGGCATGATTTCCATGTTTGCGTCCTGATGGACAACAAGATCCATGTAATCAGTATTGATGAAATATGCGTGCTGTGCAGGTACGCCGCCCGAAGAATCGAAGAATACGTCAGCATTCTTGTATTTCAGACTCACGAAGCCAGCAGTACCGCTAGTTGGGCCACTTTCGCTGGAATAGCGCTTAATCGAAGTTTGAGACTGTTCGAAGAATGCGAAGTAATCATCAGACATCACGATCATATCTGGCTGATCCATACCACGAGTCAGGCGGATATAAGTTGGCAGCATCAGCGATTCAATCGTGGTAGCGCTTGGAGTGATTGCGCCGCCACCTTGAATTGGTGCAGCAGCAGATTGCACCACGTTTTGCCAGAATGGGAAAGTAGTGGAGTTGATGCCCCCAACAGTACCAGTGCCGGTATCAGCAATCAGCGCTTGCAGACCATTAATCTGGTTGGCCGCAGTACCGTCGGAATAGATATCTACCGACAGACCGTTAGCCATCGAACGCTGCGCATTTTTAATCTTCGCTTTCACGAAGTTGATAATGCGATTTGCACCCGAGTTAGTACGGATTTCCAGACCAGAAGCAGCGACGTTCACTGCTACTTGACGCCATGGGAATTCAGCAGCCGACAGCACATCTACAGCATTGATGTTCAGCACATCAAAGCCAGAATAGCGCTGATAGGTCGAGTTGTTTGCATAATCCAGTGGCTGGACGATGGACAGACCACCATCTTCCAAACGAATCTTGCCCTTTTCCGTCATACGGCGGAACAGTGCATTGTGCTTGGAAACATTATCCGCTACCTCTTTCGAGTGATTGCGGTAGGTAGTGGAGACAAGCTCCGTAAAACTGTTAAACAGCGTAGATTGACCAGGAGAGGCCATGATTTAGCTCCTTTATTGAATCAGCCCGAGACGCATTGCTGCGTCGCGAATCGTGTCATCCATTGTTCCCACTGGCTTAGCAGATGGCAATGTGCCTCGTTTGGCGACATTAGGACCTGCGGCGCGGCGGGCTTCCTGAGCTTTCTTTTGTGCTTCCGCTTTACGCTGGGCTTCTTGTGCTGCTTGCTGTTCTGCAAGCCATTGAGAGCCATGCACCGGATGCGCTCGGAGAGCTTGGTCATATGCATCCCGAATTCCATTTGCCGCACCATTCATCAGTAAGGATGACATCAGCGGCTTAAGTTCTTCGAAGTGTGCGTGACCTTCAGACTCGAATTGGGCGATTTCCTGTTGAGCAAAACGCGATTCGACAGCCTGGTTTACTGCTTGATTAAAATCTTGTGCTGGTGCCGTCGCTTGCGGGACTGCCACCTGCTGTTGGGCTGGTGCCTGATTGCCTGTCGCAATTGCGTACATGGCATTCAGGTTGATTCCGTAGGAATTGAGTAGTTGCAATGCATGCGTGGCACGCTGCTGATCGTTACCATAGCGCAAACCATGTTCTGCTGCAAGTACATTTTGCACGGCAATATGCGGTTCTACGCCAAGTTGTGCCATGGTTTGACGAAATGGCGCAATAGCCTGCTCAAAAACATCTGCTTGTTGAGCTTTTGGTCCCAACTGTTCGTGCATGCGCTTAAGCCCTTCTTGGCTTTCGCGCATACGTCGTTCAAATGCTGCTTGTGCCTCTTTCGGAGCACGCGCGACGGCTTCAGCTTCTTCTTTGCGAAGACCCATTTGCATCCAGCCAGGCACTTGACCTTGCTGCGCATCCGTCTGCTGCGTAGCTTGTTGATCTGTTTGCTCAGCATCAACTGGCTTATCTTCAGCTTTTTGCTTGAATTGGCCTTTGTCATCGCGAGAAAGAGTCTCCTGAACAGGATGTTCCTCTTCAGAATCTTCTCCGCGTGCTTGAATTTCTGCCCATGTTGCAGCAATGGTGTCATCCATTGTTTGCTCTGGTTCGCTATTGGTGTCGTCGTCCAGGGTCGCCTGATCGATGTCGGCCATGATGTGCTCCGGTGGTTGGTAAATCGTTATGCTGCGCTTTCAAGAGAACGGCGCTGCTCTGGTTTTAAGGCTTGCCATGCATCGACTGCTGCTGTCTCAATTTGCTTATCAATTTCAGCATCAATGCGCTTGCGCGCTTCAGCAGCAACTTTTTGTTCTTGCTCCATGCCTTCCCATGGACGGCAACCATGCTTTGCTAAATCATTGCGGCGAGCGGCCCGTCCCTCGATCCATTCACCAGTGACAGGCGATTCGTAAGCAGGGATATCCACTTGTCCGAATGGAGCTGAAAGAATGACTTTCTCAGTTGGCGCAGCGCAGCAAATCGGCGTTTCCATGCACCGCGCAATCGGACGCACATATTCATGTACAGAGCCGCATGCTCGACAACGAGCTTCATAGAGAGGCATTGAAATCTCCTTCTGCGGCATTAGCCTGATCTGGCGTCATTGTCGTTTGTTTGCCAATTTCAGCCACTTCAACAGCTTGTACACCTTTCATATGCTGAAGAATCAATTGCAATTGAGCCTGCATTGCTGCTTGCCGTTCATTATCAGATCGGCGCTGAGCCTCTAGCATCATTTCCATTTGCATTTCGCGCTGTTTTAGCATGGCATCAAATCGACCCTGCGCTTCTGCTTGAGCTTGTTGCGCTGCTTGCTGCTGTTGAGCCACCCATACATCGAGTTGTGCCTGTTTCTCAGAAAGACGCTCCTCTGATTGAATCTTCGCCATTTCAAGTTGAGCATTTTGTTGAGCATCAGCTTGTGACTGTTTCTCATCAGATTGCGCCTTGATCTGCGCTACTTGCACACGCGGGTCAGTCTGATCTTGCTTCGGAGGGGGAGCCTGAATTTTGTCGATCGCATCTTCGACGGCATTACCCATGCGAGCGCGGCGAACGACAGTTAGCATTAGTTCTTTGAGCACATCAACAGGCATAATGCCTTGTTGAACTGCCGGTGCGAAACCATTCATCACTTGAACCACACCACCTAGTACCTGTTCCAGGCCTTGCATATCTGATTCCATGGATGCAGCTACGGTCGAATCAGTCTCGATATCTACCTTGAATGTTCGAAGGGCATCATCACGCATCACGCCGATGATTTCCTGCCAACTTGGGATGGACAGGATTGGCGGCGGCTGTGGTGCTTGTGGTGGCTGCTGGCCCTGCTGTTGTGCCATTGCTGCTTGCTGCTGGTATTGAGCCTGCGCTTGCTGGAATTGCATCTGTGCTTGTTGCTTAGCCATCTGATCCGGGAATTGCAGACCAGTCATGGTATAGAGCGTTTCAGGCTGGAATCGTTCAGAGATAATCTCCGCCTTGATGCGCAAAATATCGCGGATATAGCGCTGTACTTCTGCTTGTAGGCGACGAACACGCAGACTGCCATTTGTCGCCTTAATCTGTTGTGCAGTTGCGGTTTCACCAGCATCAGTAGCTCCGCGCATAATGTCGGAGATGCCGGTGATTTCGTAAATGATTTGCTTGATTTGATCCCGTTGTTGATACAGTTCACGCAAAACATTAGCGGCCTGATCGATTGGAAGCATCCAGACGGCATTCTGAAGACCGCCGATATCTCGCAGTTCGACAACATTTTGTGCAGCGATCAGATCATTATCTTCACCGCGCATAACTTCCGACAGTTCCGTAATCGTCGCATCATAAACGCCACGAAGTTTTAGACCACGAATTAATCGCGAAATACGAACTGTAACGAGATTAAGCTCTTCCTCTTGCTGACGATAATAATCAGGCAGAGGAATAGGAACATTGGATGAAGAATCCAAAATGCCGCGCAGTGGGCGAGGACTTGGGAAGAAGCCAATAAGCTTTAAAGGATCATCTTGCTTATCCAGCACAGAATTACGATAGCCTGGACTCACAAAGATCACTTTACGAGAATCTTTATCCCAGATTTCCCATACGACCGCAGTCTTAAATAGCTCTCGTACTGCATCGTCACGATGCTTATGGATTTCCTCATCGCTGGCAGCATCCATTGTCATGGCATTGCCTTTTTCAGCGCCGAATTTATCAATCAATTCGTTACGGGTCATGCGATGACGATATGCAATCCACGGAATCTCATCCCATGTCTTTCCAGGTCCTTCGCGATAGTCATCCCATTGCACGTGCTCAGCAATGACTTGTTCCCAAGCCAATTCTTCGTTTGGCGGAGCGTCATTATCGTTAGCCTGCTTGCCTTGTTCTCGTTCGCCAGGCAGTTCTTGACGGATTTCTGCCGTCTCACGAAGGCTGGGAACATATCGAACACGGGAAATGCCACGGCCAGGCAACAACATATCCATCACGTCACTGACCATGATGGAATTGAAATCGTAAGTATCGAGGGAAAACTCTAGCGCTCGCGTAAGAACATCAGAAACTGCTTTGCCAACAGGATCAGTATCAGCAAAACGGCGACGTACATCGGGTTTAGGCTGACTGTTATAGATAGCTGGTAGCAATGTATCCGTATTACTCCAAAGCATGTTGAAAGGATTCTTTTGGGAATCTTTCTGCCGATATTTGTCCAGCAATTCGCCACAGCGCTTACGCCAATCTTTTTCACGTTTGTCAGACAAGTCCAGTTCCAAGAGCCAGCGGCGCACCTCCATTTCTGGACTCGTGCCAATCTCCTGCACTGTCTCAATTTGACCTGTGCTAGAGGTGATATCGCTCATGCTAATGCCACCAGATTAGTTGCAGTCGTTCCTGTTGCCAAGATACGGCCCTGATCAGCGGTAAATGGCAGCAATGTGCCAGTTGGCACAGCTTTCAAGATAATTGAAGCCGTAGTGCCATCAGGAGAAATGGCTACGTCACCAGTTCCACCGACGTAAATACCTCTAAAACTCAATAGAGTAGTATCCGATGGCGTTACCGTTTTCCATGATGCGTAGCTCAATGCTAATGTCTGCATGTCAATCTCCGTATTTCTGACGGCGATGCGCCGCGATAATCTGGTCAATGGTCTGATGCTGAGCGAATTTTACTACTTCTTTTGGCTTTGGTAGCATTTCCTGTCGCCAAACGATACAAGCATAGCGGAAACTGTCTGCATAATGTGATGTCCAATCATGCAAAGGACGATCACGGAAGCATTTTTTATCCTGATCCCATTCTCTGCGATATTGGGTTAGTGCTTCGATTCCATCAGCACATTTGTCTTTATCGATCCAAATTTGGGGAAATGTCTTACGTGCCGCTTGAATGCCATCTTGAAGACTCAGGTCCGGGGTGATACGCGGCTTCCAATCTAAATCACGGAACTGCTGCTCCACGCTCTTTCCCCTGGCGGCCAATGTCTTCGCTTTAGCATCGTGTGGAAGCCAGATATGCTCAGCGTAGCGATATGGTTTTGCCTTCAATATCTCTGAGTAATGTTCGACATCTTTTCCACTAGCAGCATAGCAATCAATGAATCGCACCTGATTATGCGCCACCTGAAAGAACCAAATTGCCGTATCGTCGTCATAGCCCAAATCGAATGCAACATGAACTTTGAGATTTTCGTCCCAAAGATTGCTAGTCATTCGCCCTTCGTCTTCTACCCTTCGTAGCTCGCCACCGTAGTAAGCGCCCATGATCGCAGCCTCAAAGCTGCACATGAATTCTTGATCAAATAGCGCATGGCCCTGTTCTATGCCAAATTCAGCCTCATAGTTCTGTCTTTCTTCTTCTAATTGTTGCGCAGTAAATACACCGGATTGATCAGCTCTGATGACTTGAGCAAATGCTTTCGGATTTTGCTTAGCAGCGAGGAAAGTTTTATGTGCGTGATTTTTACCGCGTGGCGTAGTAATGAATAGCTGCCAACCATTATTTTCAGTCAGGATTGGTCGTAGATATGCCCTAGCAGCAGGATTGGCCAATGCCCATTCGGAATAAACGATGCCAGCAGGAGCGGAGCCGACTGCTGAATTGAAGTTATCTGATCCGAGAACTTGCCAGGATGATCCATTGATGAATTCAATCATCATTTCTTGATTGCGCGTCGTCTTACGAATCTCAAGCGGAAATGCTTCATCGATACGGCGTCGGCCGGTATGCGGATTGACAGCGTTCCAAATGGCCTTACGAGCTTGCTCAGCCTGAGGGAGCATATGCCAATAGTTAGCCACGCGTTCAAATGCAGCTACAGCAGCTCGGTGAAGACAAATTTCGTCTTTACCTGAGCGACGATGCCAGATTAGCTCAGCATGTCTACCGCCATTCTCTAGATATTCCCATGCTGGAAGCTGATAGCTGCGTGGCCTCCAGTTATTTGGAAGTCTGATTATCGGCATCGCCAAATCGTACAAGTTGGACAGTCAATGCAGCGCCATCAGCGCCGGTGTGCTCAAGTGCCTGTTTTTCTCCCCATTTCTTCGGATTCCATTTAGCAAGCAATTTCAGCCTAGTCTCAATGCGTAACTTAGATCGTTGCACATGATCGCCATTTAATTTCCAGCCTGTTGATTCGCCCTGTGCATCGAATTGTTCCATCCAGTCATTAGTCGCATTATCCGCAATATCCATGCATTCCTGGGCAATGGCATCTTCGCCGAGTTCTCTGGCGCGCGCGAAGCGTGTGGCGAAATCTTTCTCTTCCATCATCCAGTCATATACTGTTCGCCAGGCCGGTTGTCCATCATCTCGACAAATCTGACGCAGTGGCTCACCTAATGCGATGCGCTCAAGGATTGCTGCTGCTCGTTCTTCGGTATATGTAGATTTTGGTCCGCGCTTCTTTGGCGGCTCAGATGGCTTTTCGGGGACTTTCTTGCGGGACATTTCATCACCTATGCTGTTGGGCTAAGTGATGAAATTGTAGCAGAGTATTGCGCTAATTTGCATATTGTTGGTGGATTATGCTCTACGGAATAGCAGACCTTCCCATGATCCGCTCAGGATTACGCCTGCTGCACTCGTATATCCGCAACGTAAGCCGAAATCGTTTTTCTCAGGAACAGGAATCATTGTTTTTGGGTCAAGACTTTTGCTGACAATATCCGTTGTGCTTAGCGCACGAGGTAGGCGGATAGGATTGCTAGCTAGTGGGCCTTTGAAATAAAAGAGAACATCTGCGCCTTTGCTCGATCCACCACCACCAGCAGAACTATTGATCTGTATGTCGATGTCGAAGATCAGAAGCGTACAGTTTACTGGTACAGTAAATTGCGATTGCTTGCTGATTGCTGGTGAAAGGTCAGGAACTGTAGAAATTGGGATAATGGCTCTTACAGTACCACCGCCTGCATCTCTTACATTAATCTGGCCTGCATTGCGCTGACCGCTACCCGTTGCGCCGAGAGAGACTGAATTGATTCGGTAGAATTGCTGCGTTAGTGCGACTGGAGTCGTACCATTAGTGGGTTTTGTCTCGGATATCTCGTTGAAATTGATATCTAGGCCGCTGACTGTTACGCTTTGTGCGCCAGTTCCTGCAGCAGTGTCATTCGCAGCATTAACCCCGACAGAGAGAAATTCCAGGCTAGTTGCGCCGGTCATCCATGGATAAATACCGGCATTGGGCCAGATGTCATTCGCTGCTACTCCAGATCCGGCAATCGTTACCTGACCTAGACCTGTTACACGTCTAACGAATGTTCCATATAGCCCTAATGATGCTTCAATAGGCTCGTACATATTGGCACCTCCTGATGAGATACCAACAGTCTATCATGGACAAACTATCGCTTAGTTTGTTTCTTTGCTGCTTCGCGCTTTTCGGCGTAGGCAATGGCCAAACTTTGCTTAATTGGCTTTCCCGCCTTTACTTCAGCTTTTACGTTACTTTTGAAGACAGCATGTGATGTTGATTTCTTGAGCGGCATGTCACTTCCCTTTCAAAAAAATCCCGCTCTAGCGCATATGTCCAGAGCGGGCGAACTAGGAGGGTGAAGCAGGGTGGAACAGGGCGAAACAAAGGAAACTGGAGCGGGCGGAGGGAATCGAACCCTCTGTGTACACCTTGGAAGGGTGTTTGCCTGCCTCAGGCACGCACGCTTATGCCGGACTTCCACCGGCTTTGTCTGTATAGCGGTATTCGCTCTCTATCTTGGATGGTGGGATTCGAACCCACGGTAAGAGGTTTGCCTATCTTTACTCCCCTACGCCACCTGCTATGCAGGAATGTGCCTTAAGCCACTCAGCCACATCCGATCTTACTACTAGAATTAACTCATCCTAGCATGAGACGCTTATCCCGAAGTTACGCGCTTATGCGACATTGGCCATCGCTAAGCCATTATAGATCAGAAATGTCTCTGAATCTATATTAGCCTTCAATCTGACCAGGAGCGATGATTACTTGACCGTCTTCGATGGCTTTTTTAATCGCCTTGTTGGCAAGATTTCGCAGTCCTCCAACAACTCCATTGCCTCGCATGTACATTTCAATCAACTCAGCATTTGTCATTTTCGTCACAGGATAATTTTCTGCGACATAGTCATATCCTTCGCTCATTTCTCATCCTCCTTATCGTTCTTATCCTTACCAAAGTATTTCTCTGCCAGATATTCTGCTAAAGCAGCAAATAGAAATGCGATGCCAAGTAGCATGAGAAACGTTACGATGTCGTTTTGAGTATCAGTCATTTCTTTTCCCTTTTAGCCATCATTGCATCTGCAAAGAAATATGCCCATCGAGCGCGCCAAGAGCAGTATGACTCTGGAACTGCCTGCTGACCAAAAGTTTTCGTGTTTCCTGTCGAATCTGGCGCGTGTATTGTCACTGTCGGTTCTGACTTGATCTCTCGGCAGAAATCGTTAGGAATATCAGGCGCATGGGCTGCAAAATAATCCCTCAGTGTCATCCCTGGCACCGGATCAATCCCCCATGCTCCACCGTTTTTAGGATGAGGAAATGCTGATTGTTGTTTGTCGTTGCTCATGCTACCTCCTTGACAGGCTTTTCATCTTCCACTTTATCGGTATCAGGAATTCCAGATATAGGACGGAGCCAAGAATCTGATATTGGCACAGCATCAAATCTAACACCAAATATATTAAATTGAGGACTTTGAATTTCGCATTCCCATGTATCGTAGTCACATGAAAGATTATCGTACATGCAAAATCCAATATACCTAATAACTTTGCAAATTCGCCCCTCCATCCCTCTTGTCGATTTTATTTGAATCGCCAAATCTCCAGGTTTCACATTCATATATCACCTTATTTTTTATTTGCCAATGTTAGCTTCCGGTTTCCAATATCCTCGCTCGCACCACGTTTGCGATTGCATTTGGCATGAGAAATAGCCAAATTATCCATAGCTAATGTACCGCCTAAGGATCGTGGTTTGATATGTTCAAGAGTAGCTTTTGATTCATCCACAGGCAGGCCGCATACGAAACATAAGACCTGCCCATGCTTTTTAAGCAGCATCTTGTAGATAGTCTCTCTTCGGCTCTTTCTGATCCGGCTAGAAATCTTAGCGTAGCTCTTTGACATATATCACCCAATCGAAGCAATAGCCATGCGTTCACCCATGATGCGCTCAATGATAGCCTTGTGCTGCAGTCGTGGCGCTAAGGGCCGCATAATCGGTTTCTCGGCCTGTTCTGCGGCAAGCTGAGATGCACTCGGGATGTAATAGCGCTTGCATTTGCCCAGTGGCTCCTTGTGGATGATCTTGTCGCGCTCCATGTTCTCCAATACGAGGCGCAGAGCTGGCAGTCCAATGCCAAGCTTCCGGCTCATCATCATGTCAGAGAATCCGGCCGATTCCTTTGTCAGTAGTCGCATGACTTCCTGGCGTGCAAATGCTTCTGTGTATTCCTTCGTCATTTCACATCCTCGCTAATAATCTTGCATTCAATAATCTTATCTCGCAATACAGTTTTCCCATATCGCTGACAGTCTTTAAACGTTGAATTGTTTGTAGATACATTAGATGCAAAGGCTCCAACTGCTGCGCCAATTCCCATTAGCACTATTAAAAACATAATCACAACAAATTCGTCATCCATTTCTTTCTCCTAGTTTGGGATTTTTGGAACTTCTAGTTCTAACGCTTGATATGCAAACAAGATTTGGATTGGAAGTAAATCCCTATCTCGTCTCTCTGCCCGATAAATAAAGCGTTTTGCCCATGCTTTATGATCGATCCCGTTTGCCGTGTAAGTCGGATATTTCGCTTCTGCCTCTGCAACCAAGACGGCGCTCATTTTGTAGCCCTCAGGTCAGCTAGCAAAGCTTTCACAGCCGCTTTGCCTTTTTCGCTTGGCCCAGCAAGCAATGGATGGCTTTTAATCCCTGCCATCTTCACAATCTCGGTCGCATGCTCCGGCTTCCATTCCAAAGCCGCTTCTAATGCGATTTGACCTACCTGCACGGCCTTTGCGAGCATAGAGATGACTCCATGCCTATCTGTGCCATAGGAAGGGAAATAACGCGGTTTACGGCCTTCCAGCTTGGCGCGCTCAACCAAGCGTAAGTAAGCATCCTTGAATGCCATCCGAGCTGCAACTCGGTCGCCCTCTTCAATCAATGGAGTTGCTACCGCGATAGCCTGAGCAATCTCGTCTGTCAGCATGGCGGACTCGTGCTCGGATTTTGGCATCAGCGCCCAGGCTTCCTCGACCCCAAGCCAACCGCCATCAGTTTGTGCATCACATCCTTTAAGTATGTCGTTCAGGTGTGGCTCAAAGCTGCTTGTCTTGATGTGGTTCGTTACGGCATTCATCAAAACGCCATCAGGATAGCTAGCCAGTGCTGCCCACCACATTTCTCGGCGCGGCCCGGTAATTGAAGCCATGTTCGGATATTCTGCCTTCAGGAAAATCATTGCCTTTGCGAATTCTTCTGCTGTCATTTCATAGCCCCCCACTCTTCCAAATCCTTGATGTATGCCTGCAATTCGTTCTGCGGGCCATCCTGTCTTGCAAGTTTGATAAACCGGTCAACCTTAGGACCATCACGGCAGATCAGCTCGATGTCGTCATAGATCGTTCTGGTTTCGTTTTTTCCCATGTGATGTGGGGAAAGCAAGCAACCATCAATCGCCTCGCAGAGTTCTCCAACCGTGTAACCGTCCTTCAGCCTGGCGGTGATCGCTTTCGTTCGCTTGGCATCCAATTTTGCCTGCTGATGGTTCATCTTCACTTGCCAATAGGCGAAAACCTCTGCCGTCTCGCCGCTAGGCGGGACAATGGTTTTGACTTTCTCTATTGGTTTATGGTTAGTGGTTAGTGGTTTATGGTTAGGTTGCTCTTTGGTGCTACTTTCGTGCTCTTGTGGTGAACCATTCGTGCACGATTCGTTCTCTTTTCGTGCTTTTTTATTTTTTTCACGCTCAATTGCTATGGATCGATTAATTTCTGCTCTACCTTGGTAAGAAGCTAATTCCTGCTCAACGCGGTGTTGTACGTATCGTCCATTTGCATCAAGTTCAAAAAATTCATCAAGAATGCCAAGAACAGCTTGTTTTTCCTCTTCAGTACGCGCTCTTGCCCATCGAGTAGCTTCTAAAAGAGTCGGGGCAAGCTCACGATCATAGTAAGCATGAAGAATGAGCAAGTAGATGCCATGTTCAAGTGGAGACAAGTGTCCCGTTTTTTTGGCGTAGTCGCCGACATGGATTTTGAAGTAGTACATATTCCCTTCCAGACGCGTAGGGATGGGTTCTTGGAGGAACCCCGCAAAGTTCGGGGAGAGGGCCCGGCGGCTTGCTCTACCCATCCCTACGCGCCTACTTTGTTGCAGTTATCCAGTCTCAACCCTCCAAGATTTTCGACTGGTGCTCAGGCGTCATCGCATTGCGCGACAACACGACTATTATCGCTCAGAAATCAATTCCGGCCAAGAAATTTTGCAACTACCATAACCGTAGTTGTTGCTCTGACGTGAGCGCCCATACAGCAACTACTGGTATCCAGCAAGCTACTGCTAGTAGCCATCCTATGATGCGGGGCAATGCATGGCGGCGCTCAGTTCGGTAGCAGGTGTGTGGATAGCCATGAAATGCTTTCATGATGCCTCCTGTTTGAGTTTTTGTATCAAATCCACAACTTGATGAATGCTGTTTACGATATAGACCGGTGCTCGCCACTTGCTATGCCAGTCGATTTGATCCGGCGTTAGCTTTTGCTTGCTAGGCGGCTTAGACCCATCTTTAATTTCAACTAGAAAGTTGCCCACCCCTGAAATGGCGCATAGAAGGTCAGGACAGCCTTGGCCCACTGAATGAAGGTGCTGGACGCTAGCACCCATTGATCGGAGCGCCTGGACGATTTCTGGCTGATTAGCGTCGATTTTCGCCGCTCTCATCCGATCATCTCCATGCATTGGGCCAGCAATTCAAGCTGCGATCCATATTCACGTTCAAATCGAGCTTTCCAGGGATGCACAGCAATCAAGCCTGGTGCGCCCGTTCCGTCTTGATGATGACCAGAACACAGTGGCAACACTAGCTTGTGGCAATCCGGCTTAGTTCGGCCATCAATATGATGGATACTTACATGTGGCTGGTAATGACCATCCTTGATACAAGCAATGCATCCTAGCTGAGCTAGTTTATCCCAAAGCTTTTTCTCTTCTGCAGTCACAGCACGTTGCTTTGACTTCATTGGCTTATTTCGTTTCATTGGCTAAGAATCCTCCATGCTGTTGCTGCCACTGCTGGAACCTGTCCGTTACCGATGCATGCAATTCTGTCCACGTAATCGGCCACAGCATTGCCACTTCCGCGAATGAGGGGGTCAGGCAAATCGGATCTGTTGAACAAGTCCTCAATCCCTCCACCATTTTTGCACCCCGGAAGTGCGGAGAGCCTTTGAACCGTTTTGCAGAACTGCCTTTGTATTCGTTTTTCCCGATTGTCGGCAGCAAATATCCAGATTCGTTCTCGTAAATGCCAAGCGCCGACGTGTCCAGCTCCCAGCACTCCCCATTTAGCATCAAACCCCATTTGGGCCAGGTCTGCGAGAACTCTTCCAAGCCCCCTAGAAGTGAGAGCTGGTGAGTTTTCCAGCCAGACAAATCTCGCGCCAGTTTCGCGAACGATGCGGGGGACTTCTCTCCATAATCCTGATCTTTCATCGTCAAGTCCTTCGCCCCTTCCAGCAACGGAAATACCTTGGCAAGGAAACCCTGCTGAAACCACATCAATACAGCCTCTCCATGGCCTTCCGTCAAAAGTCGTAACGTCAGACCAAATCGGGAAAGGTCTGAGAATTCCATCGTTTTGTCGTTGCGCCAGAACTTGTGCGGCGTAGGCATCACGTTCAACTGCGCATACGGTTCGCCAGCCGAGCAAGTGGCCTCCCAATATTCCTCCGCCAGCGCCTGCGAACAGCGCGAGTTCTCGTAATCCTCCATTAATGCTTTGCTGAATAGCCATGTCATTCATCGTTCCTCGCGTGTGTGAAATTCAACGCCCATATTGGCCCCGAATGCATGAACCTGCTCAAGGAAAATACTGAATCCGCGCACGGTCAATTGGGTCGTGCTACCAACCAAAACACGATTTCCTGATGGGTCGTAATCCCACTTCCGATAACCTGCCAAGCACTCATCCTCAATGTACTCTTCAGGGAGGAACTGTTCTTTCAGATATCGGTGTAAGACTTCCGCACTATACTGGCGTCCTTCAATGAATAGCTGTTCAGCGATATCCTTCAGCGGCCCCGCGTGATAAAGGGCATTTTGGTCTAGCTTACGTGGCCGCTTATAAGGCTCGACCGTCACCTGCATAGGCTTATCCTGATCCAACGGCAAATTCCTGATAAGCCCTAGCAGAGTGTCGCGGTTACGCTCTTCACGGAGGAAGAATACGCGCTTGGGGAATTGGCCTTGCATCAATGTCTCTCAGCCAGCTTAGCCAAGGAAGCAAAGACAGCGAGCGCATATTTCTTCCCCTGCTCATCCATACGATCATACAGAGCCAATAGCGTAGCCTTACGTGACTGCTCCTCAGTCAATACAGCACGCTCATTGTTGTTTGCGCGCTTTACTCCGTCATAGGTCAGCATGATTATTCCTCCTTTGATTCGGCTATTAATGCATCGATTTTCTTCAGTGACCACCCAAACTTGCGCATGATCGTCAGGATGAATTCCGCGCTCATTTGTGTACCATTTCTATATTCGCAGATTCGTCCCTTGGTATAGCCGATTTCGTCTGCAAGATGGGAATCGTTACGTAGACGATTCTCTGAAAGAAGCGCATCCAACAAAGCATGCGGCTTCTTAGGCCCTTTGGTTCGTGTCACGATTTCTCCAGTTCTTTGTTGATGGCTTCATCATATGCCATATGGTTCGCGGCCGCAAGATATTTAGTTCATCCGTACGTTTCAAATAGTTCTTGCGAAACGTATTTTTATGGGCTATAGTTCTCTACATGGAAGCAGCGCATAAGCGCTCCCACACTAGGAGAAGAAGATGAAATTTAATGTATATGGTACAGCTACCATTGGCGTGACCATTAAGGTAGAGGCTGAAACCGAACAGGGAGCTATTGAAATGGCTTATGAAAAATTCCCTGGCCTAACTGGTTATGCTGGAAACGGAGGATTCGACAAGCTTGTTGGCGTCAATGATTCTGATGTTTCGCTTGATGCTGGCGATGAGTTTGATTTCAGTGATGCAGAGCCTGCGTAATGCCAAGGAGAAGAAGATGAACAAAATCCCCACCACTAGGCCACGTTTCAACGTTCCGGCCTGTCTGCTGATTCTGATCCTGTCAGCTAGTGCTCTCGGCTATTTTGCGATGAGTCTGTAATGCCTACTTGGTACTATCCTGATGGCAGAAAGAAGCCAGTCACTCAAGACGAGTATCTTCGCCTCCAGCACGAGCAAGATGAGGCTTTCCACGAAGCTTATGCACTGGCAACCTGGTTCGCTCAAAAGGAATGGGAAGACGAGTTCGGAGCCGATAACGAGCGCTTCCCGTTCAAGAAAACGATGAGTATTTACACTGAAGCTGAAAGGCTTCTACAACACTAGGAGAAGAGAATGAAATTCACGCCGGGACCATGGCATTGGGACAGTGATCCAGTTAAAAATGATCCAACAGGCCGCATCCGCTACCGAGTAACTGCAGTTGGCAAGACTATCACGCAGACCTACTACAGCAGCTATGAAGGCGGCTTGACCAATGCTGAGGCTGATACGCGTCTGATATCTGCTGCGCCGGAGCTTTTAGAAGCTTGCCAATCACTTTTAAAGGCTATCGAGCGACACACTGGAAAAATCGTTGCTCTGCAAGATACTCCTGTCGCCAAAGCACGCGCAGCCATCCAGAAAGCAACTGGCGAATAGCAACAGCAACAAAGTGCTTGCAGTCAAGTTGCTGTTAGTCCATAATGCGCTCATCAGTTCCTGCCAGTTCTGATGAAAAGTATGACTAGGTGATGTAAGCCCAAAGTGTTTTAGAAGTCCGCAAAATCGAGTAGTGACGTTACCTAGTCCGTTACTCCTCGAGGCTGGCAGGCCCGGACTCCTAAAGTATTTTGGGCTTTTTTTCGTCTGTACTGGCTTGGTATTGGTTGGCTCTTAACCGGGGAATGCAAACCCCTAGCGGTATGAGCGAGAAGTGGTACTAGGGGGTGAAGAGGATGCAATACCACGTAAGCCGGTGGCGAAGATAGTGCCGGTTCCTCGAAAGACTGTCGGGTCAGGCGATTCCCCACTGCAATTAGTGGTTGTCCTGTGAAGGCTTAGTTCAGATTAAGGGCTAGGTCTGCTCAAGCCCCTTGCAATCTCCCCTAAAGACTAAGATAAGACGGAGAAGTAAATGTACCTAGTACGAAAGAAGAAACCTAAGACACGTCATATTTGGACTGGATACGACACTGTATGTCGGATGTACTCAACTGGCGGACTTCGGAAGAATAGTTACAAAGTCGAGAAGGAAAGCGATCTGCCGACTTGTACGATGTGCTCCGATAGAAAGCCCGTACTGCCTGGTGAAAGTCCGGTAAAAAAGTGGAAATCTTTGAGTAAATCGAAAATTTCCACTGGATTCTCAGAAGCAGCGGTTGCAAAAGCTGTTCGTGAAAAAATTGACAATGAGGAGTTGCAAAAATGACTTTGACAGAGTTAGAGCAAGTAAAGAAAGACCTGGCTGACGGGGTGATCGTAAGTCGCGGAACGTGGGAAAGGTTATTAGAGCAAGCAATGAATCCCCACGATGATACTGAACGACTGAACTTTCTAGAGAAAAACAATTGGCAGCACGGCCTTCTTGATTTCTATGTATGGGAATGCCGGACTGGCGCTAATCTTCGTGAATGTATTGATAAGGCTATGGAGGAAGAATGATCCCTCACGTGATGCCGTACGATAAGGCCGTAAAGCTCGGCCTAGTACAGACATACTCTGACAAGCTACACCCAATGGGAGAGAAAGTCTGGCGACCAACACTGACTAAAGAACAAGAGGACCAGCAGAAGAAAGATGTAGCAGAAGGACGGCTGCCCTTTTAAGCAGCCACAGAAGGAATTTTGCCTACCAGGCATTACACAACTCTAAGGAATATCATGGAAGTCTATAAAGCAATCAATGCAGTTCAAGACGAACTCGCTCAAATCGGCATCGCCAAGGCAAGCAAGAACCAGCAGCAAGGGTTCATGTTTCGCGGGATCGATGCAGTCTATAACACTCTCTCCCCTCTCCTTGCAAAGCATAAGCTACTGATCCTTCCACGCTGCCTATCGCGTGAAAGCACCGAGCGCACGACAGCCAAAGGTGGCGTCCTTTTCTACGTCACCGTGCAGGCAGAATTCGATTTCGTTAGCGCCATTGACGGGACAAAGCACACTGTCTCTATGTTCGGGGAAGCGATGGACAGTGGCGATAAAGCAACAAACAAGGCAATGTCCATTGCGTACAAATATGCAGCATTCCAAGCCTTCTGCATCCCGACAGAAGAAACCAGTCATGATCCTGACGCAGAAACGCACCAAGTTACGCCACAAGGAAACAGACAGCAATCCACTAGCGAGCATGACCCAGATGTTCTAGCCAGGTTTGCAGCTGCTAAAGACATTCCAGAGCTGACGAAGATCATGAATTCTCTGCCGGCTGACCAGGCACGGCACTACACCGATCACTTCAAGGCTCGTATAGCCGAACTCAAGAAAGGAGCCTAAACATGGCAAGCGTCAATAAGGTCATCATCGTTGGAAACCTGGGCCGTGATCCGGAAGTACGCTATACAGCTAGCGGCGATCCAATCGCTAACATCGCGGTAGCAACCAGCTTCAAATCAAAGGACCGCAATACCGGCGAGCAGAAAGAGCAGACCGAGTGGCATCGAATCAGTTTCTTCGGAAAGTTGGCTGAGATTGTCGGCCAGTATTTAAGGAAGGGCAGTAGCGTCTACATCGAGGGCCGTCTACAGACGCGCAAGTACACCGACAAGGACGGCGTTGAAAAGTATGCTACGGATATCATTGCCGAGCAAATGCAGATGCTTGGCGCGAAGCAGGAAGGCTAGTCATGGATTTGACATCTATCCCACAAGAGCTGATTATCGCTCGTGGGCAGTTCTCCACGGTGAGAGCGGCCCATGAAGATCAACTCAAACGCCTGCAAATCCTGACCGGCCAGCTTAGCTCTGCTGGCTCGCAGATTCTTCGGCTGATGCAACCTGAAGATGGCGAGCCATGCGACATCTCAGGACTTCTGAAGGATGCTCGGGCAACCATAGATCAAATTCAGCAATGCGCTGATCAGATTAACGAGCTAGCAGCTCAGAAAGCGGAGCTTAAGCATAAGGCATGGCCCAAGTGAGCAACAAGCCGTCTTCGGGCGGCTTTTTATTTCCGCTTTGTTGTATATTTTGTGTTGCGTTCCTGTCGCAAGTGTGTATACTGTGATTATTCAACAGGAGGAAGTAATGACAACAAAGCCAACAGAAAAAGTGCGCCAGGCATTTAAGCTGCTGCGCAAGTATCCAGATACGATGACGATTACCGATGCTGCCAATAAGGCAGGCTGCACTCGCTCGGCAATCTATCGTTCTTCGCTGTTCCCGGAGTATCAGAAGTTTCTGAGTGATCGCAAAGGGGATCAGAAATGACCTTCGATATCTACGGTGATCGCGCAGTTGAAGCAATGGCGCTGATTCGTGAGGTTGTTCACGTCGAATACTGGGAATACTTCAAAGGCGATCCTGAGCGCGCTTTGGAGGCATTCTGTGTCATGCAAGATGCTGCAGAAGCTAAGAGCGCTGCTAGGATCACTGAGTTGGAAGCGCAAGTCTCCGCACTCAAAGCAGCAAGGGGAGTGCCGGAAGGCTGGAAGCTGATGCCAGAAGTGCCGACCAAAGAAATGCTTAAGGCCGCATATGAATGCGGCTGCGCCATATCTGATCTGTATGAGGCCATGTTCAGCGCCGCCCCTCAAGTAGCAGAACAGACCAAGCAACAGGAGCCGAAATGAACGTCTACGCGCGAAAATTCGCGGCTGCATGCCCAAACAATGGCGAGCAGATTATTTACAGCCTGCGCATCGAGACGGACGGACGTATGATCCAGGTGGAGCACATCACCACGGCGACGGCGCTGATCAAGGAAGGTTTCCACGAGCAGATTGCCGACCAGTTGTTTGCCCGTTTTGGCGGCAAGCAGACGCTGACCGCGCATCACCATGGCGTGGATATCGAGACGGTGCGAGGTGAAGCATGAAACACTACCATGGTGGCCCGGCAACGCCGGAAACGGCAGCCGTTCGCCTTTACACCAATGCACATTGTTTCCCGTCGTTCGCAAGACTTGACCAGCTCGCGCTGATCCTAGACGTCTGCGCCACGATGGCCATTGATAATGGCGGTTTCTCGGCGTGGACATCAGGTAATCCCATCACTGATTGGGAGCCTTTTTACGAACTGATTGCTGAACTGCATCGCTATCCACAGTTCGATTTCGCCGTAATCCCGGATGTTATCGATGGCGATGAGGCAGCCAATGATGCATTACTCGAGCAATGGCCCTGGCGAAAGACTGCGCCGCATGTCGGAGCGCCGGTTTGGCACCTGCATGAAAGTCTGGAACGGCTGGAGCGCCTCGCATTGACTTGGCCGCGCATCTGCCTGGGCAGTTCCGGAGACTTCGCCACCATCGGCACATCTGCCTGGTGGAACCGCATGGCCGAGGCAATGGACGTGGTGTGCGACCGCGATGGGCGCCCGGTGTGCAAGCTGCATGGGCTGCGGATGCTGGACCCAGAAGTGTACACCCGCTTTCCCTTCGCTTCTGCGGACAGCACCAATGTGGCGCGCAACATTGGTATCGACATGAAATGGAAGGGCACGTACCTGCCAGCCAACAAAGCAGCGCGCGCCCAGGTGCTGCGCGAGCGCATCGAGTCGCAGCAGTCGCCAACCTTCTGGGACCGCAAGATTGCCCCGATCCAGGAATCGCTATTTGCAGCCTAATGGCAGCCACCCAACCATCTAAGGAAGAGACAAAGTGAAAGCATACAAAATCGAATTGCTGGTTATCGACTTTGACGGCCTTGGTCAGCAAGGAGTTGTCGAAACGATCGCATCCCGCCGCTGGCCGAACGACTGCATTTCCCCATCGGTCGAGGCATGCCAAGAAGCTGATATCGGCGTATGGACCGACGATCACCCGCTGAATAAAAAAGCTACCGCCTCCGCTGAATATGCGCGCCTGTTCGCACCAGCACCACAAGCAGCGCATAGCGATACCGAGCGCCTTGCTGAACTGGCGAGGGGGCTGGAGATTGGCGCACCACTGCTGACCACCTCTCCTGGCTTCCTCTTCCTGCTTGGCAAGGATATTGCAACTCAAGCAAAAGCTGGACGAGACGCCACCTCTTCCGTTCCGGCAGTAGTGCAGATGACCGATCTGAGCAAGGCGATCCTGGCGATTCCTGATGGCTCACTGTTTGATCCTGATGTGGATTACAACTCGTGGGAAAAGGGCCTGTATTACCGAGGTTTCCGCGATGCGCGGGGTGCTGCTGCCACTCTTGCTAAACAGGTTCCAGCGCAAGAGCAGAGCATCCCCAACACAGCCGATGAACGAGCAGCGTTTGAAGCATGGCATGCGGAGTGGTGGGGCAAACCATTCCGCCTTGGTCAGACCGACCAATACAAGATGGATTCCAGCCAAGGCAAATGGCTAGCATGGCAGGCCCGTGCCGCCCTTGTCGTGGCAGAGGCCAGCCAGCCCCCAACCGATGCAAAGTATGGCGCAGCCCTTGCTATCGTTGAGGCCGTTCGCCGTGATGGTGATCCAGCGTTTGCGCACCTGTTGCAAGACTTTGATGCAGCCAAGCCCGTGCAGCAGGGATGTACATGCCCAAGCGGCGATGGCTCGTTGCGCTGGCCCTGCCCGAAGCATCCGCCACAGGCCGAGCCTAAGAATTCCTTGGCTCTGGCAAAGTCCGCTTTCCGCCAGAAGTTCCAAGACCCAAGCATGGAACTCCCAGGCGATGAATACGACGACCTTGAGGCACGGCGTCGAATTGAATGGAATGCATACTGGACGGCATGGAAAGACTGCGCCGCTCAACTCGCGCAAAGCGCTGATAAAGCGGAGGGAGATCATGGCTGATTTCTTCTACTGGTCCGGCGTGGCGCTGTGGGGCATTGTCGCGCTTTACCTGGCCCTGGCTATGCTCACATCCTTCATAGCGGCCTTCAGCTATTACACGATGTGCGTCATCGCCGTGATCCGTCATCGTCGCCACAGGCTGGCGCGCTGGCATCGGCTTCCGTGGGAATTCCTCTGCACGTGGTGGAAGTTTCTGATGCACGGACAACCAGACAGCATCAGCAGCCAATACGCGCGATGGGAAGGCCCGTTCAAGTGGTCAGTTTCGCCGCGCACCACCAAGCCAGAACAGGCGGATACAGGGGAGGCAAAATGAGCAAGCTTTTATTTGCGCTGATCCCGGCACTCGGCGCTTTTGTTGCGCTGACCTTCTTTATCGGACCGATACTAGCGGGGATCTTCGCATCTTGCATCTTTGGCTTTGGCCTTGATGTCTTGAGTGATGGAGATAGTCGTGGCGAATAATGAACTAAAACTCCCATTGCCTGCCAAGATTGATCCGAAAGCAGGTGAATTAGCTCGCCGAATCAACGATCTGGTTCACGAATACGATGGCGAGATTTCACTATCCGCTGCGGTCGGAGCGCTTGAGATCGTGAAGCATTACTTGCTGCGCGATTTGGCCGAATAACTACCCATTCATCACTCTAAGGAGAAACGCTGTGCAAGTGCATACAGTTTTCAATATGGATTTACTGCCAAATCGCCGTTTAATTGTGCAGATGACGCTGGCTAACAGGTTCGCTTCCAACGTTGGGCAAGAAATTATAGCCATTCGCGAAAAGCTGGCACGAGAAATAGCGCAGAAATGCATCGAATGCAACGATTTGGTAGAGATAGTACCAGATGGGGTATTCGTCAAAGTCCAAGCCGATTGCATCGTCATGACTTCCGAAGAGCTGGCCGATTTGATGCGCAAGCAGTTCAAAGCAGGTCTTGAGCATGCACATGGATTTATGCCAGTTTATGAGAAAGGTTCTGTATGAATACCACCACCGAAAGCCAGATCACCTCTGGCAAAGCAGAGAGCACGATTGACACGCCTGAGTTCCGCGAACGACTTTATGCGGTGCGCGCCAGCAGTCTTGGCTTTGACTTTAACGAAACTGTCTCAGCATTCATCGCCCACATCGAAGCCGTGCGCGAAAAGGATAGGGAAGAGGCATTCGCGGAAGGCATGAAAGCGCCGGACAGCGCATACGAGCTACTGGTAGCCGACCGCGATCACTGGAAGGCCATCGCCGAAAGGCAAGCGGCTGATCCTGATGACCTGACGCGCTACACGCCAGCAGTTGATCCAGAATTCGGAAATGCTTACTGCACGCCAAATCCAAAAGGCGGGTTCTTGCGCTTTGCTGATGTGAAGTTACTTCTCTCACCCGCACAGCAAGAGCCAGCCAAGGACGTATGGGCTGACGGCATCAATCCTGCGCACGTCGCTGCCTATGACACGGCCTTAAAGGAGTACTGATGCAAGCGAAGCCACTATTCTGCCTGACTGGTCATCCAGAAAAATTCGATTCTGTGACCAAGAAGACTAAAATTTTCCAGACTTGGTACAGCATGATGCGTCGCTGCCATAGCGCATACCGGAAGTACGACTATGAAAAATACAACGACTGCCATGTTGACCAGCGGTTTTGGAGCTTCTCGTTCTTCAGAGAGTGGGCTGAGCAGCAAGTTGGCTACGGTGTTAGCGGATTTGAGATTGACAAGGATATTTTGGTTCGTGGAAATCGTATCTATAGCCCAGAAACATGCGCCTTCGTGCCGGGGCAGATCAACTCCTGCATCATCCCAAAGGTGAGCAAGAAAGCAAACCTGCCAACTGGCATCAAGATAGATGGACGAGGTTTTGTGGCGCAGATCATGGTGAAGCCAAAGACTATCTACCTTGGTAAGTACCCAACGAAGGAAGAGGCTTTCGCCGCCTATAAGAAGGCGAAGGAACAGCGAATCAAAGAGGTTGCCAAGCAGTGGCAATCAATGATCGATAGCCGCATTTTCAATGCCTTGATGGCATGGGAAATTAAGATAACTGATTAATAAATAATCGTTATTTGCAATATAGCTGATGTACAATTTTGCTGTACCGAAACCAGGCCGGTAGCCTGGAATATCCTGAAGGAGTTTTAAATGAAAAAAGCAATTATTGTAGCTCTGTCTGCATGTCTGATGGCTCTTGGCCTGCTGGCCTGTGGTGGCTCTCATGCTGCCACTTTGTCGCAAAACTTCACCGATACTGCTGGTACTAATTTCACCGTTGAAGGCGCTACCCGCGTGAAGAAAGTCACCAATGGCCTACAAGTGACCAAAGCCACTGTTGATAATACCGGCACCACTGTGTTCACTACCCGAGCATATGTTGACAACTCGTCTGGTCTGATCTGGGGTAAATTCGTGACCATGGCTACCAGCACCGGCCTGTTCCTGCAAATTAGTTCAACCAATGAATATGTTGGCGCTCAGGCTCCAGTAGAGGTACGTTGCAATAGCCCATTCTCGCAACTTACCTATCAAGTGGGTTCTATCCAGGCTGTAGATAACATCAACGATAACTGTGTGATCAAACAGGGTATCGTAGCGATTTCCAATCCTTAATCGCTAAGAGCAAAAGAGAAAGCCCGCTATTGATGCGGGCTTTTTCTATTTGGATGCGCCTCGGATCTTTTCGAATGTCCGCATAGTACCTAAACCAAGAATGCCCATGAGAATGGTAGACATTTCTGAATAGTCAAACTGTGGAAGCTGCACTGTATGTCCAAAATATGAGGCAATCATAACAAGCAATGGGCCGCCAATGAACTTAAACCCGAAGGATAAGCTACATACCCATCCAAGACATGGACGCCAACCTGAAACGAACAAGGACGCGCTCTGAGCTTCAACCTTATTGATATCAGTCTGTGCGGTTGCTAGTTGCGTATCCGCAGTCATCTGAGCAAGTTCGCCTGATTGCTGAAGTTTTAGCAACTCCATGCTTGCCTGAGCTTTTTGAGCAGGATCTGGGAACAATCGCTCGATGAGCGTACTTCCGATATTGAGAACCGCAGTAATTGGGTCAGCAGCAGTCATTAGTATTCTCCTGTTCGAATCATATCGGTAACACGTTTTGCCCTGGCTGGTACTTGGCTAGCCCATTTGCTATTTAAGAATTCATCGGCTGCGGCAGAATATTGCCCATTGCGAAGCAATTGCAATGAATTTTTAAATGCCAAAAGACCAGAAATACCTAACTGAAAACACATGGAAGCAAGAGCATTTTGCCTTGCATCGCACATGCCGCGCCACCATGTCAGATTAGTGTCTAACTGTTTCTCTACTCGATTGATATCATTGCCTAGTAGGTACATGATCTCATCATCAGATAGCCCGACATCGTCTAGATTCCGGCCAACACCTGCTGTCCATTTGCCGACAGTATCGCGATAAGGCTTATTTACCTTACCTTCCTCTTGGACGAGATGGGCAATCAGTTTTTCACGATTCATGATTAAACCTTGTAATTTATGAAAAGGTTAATCCAAATGAATAACTCTGGATGATCTTCTGCAAGCTTTCGGAGCTTTTTAAGAATGAATTTCATGCTTCATCCTCCTGCCGATAGCTGCGCCATTCCCTGACAAGTTTGATAATCTGAATCGTCAATACAACAGCAGCAGTACACATACCTAATGTCACAGAGATAAATCCCATCCAGCCGGTAATGATCTCCATCCTTGAAGCTACGCCGGTTGCACCAGCACCAGCGGCAACAAATGTAGCAACTTTCGGATTACTAGCCGCCGTGAAAATGGCTTCTTTTGCGTTGTCGATTTGATCGTTCATTTCGTTTTCGCTTAATGATTAGCCTAAGCCCTGACACTAGGAGCGCCAGGAACCACAGCGTGCTCGTAATAGTCAGCATCGTGGCGGCCCACATAAAGTAATCGTAGATATTGCACATAGCTTAATCCCGCAATCAGATAGTTGTAAAAATCTGGCGGGGAATAGGCCATGTATAGGCGATAACCTACGAAATTAATGATCACTGAGGCAATGCATGTGGCCTGTATGTGATCGCACAATCTTCCGCTGATGTGATGCTGAGCGACATACAACAGAAGCAAATCTACAGCACCCGCGCTTCCATGATAGATAGCCATCATCTGAGGTGTATTAGCACACCCTAGCATGACCCAATCATGAATCTTTGCCGCAATAAAAAAGACGGCAATAAGCAATAAACGCGAGCGCCAACCGTTCATTTGGTTTTTTTAGGAGTTTGAGTTTTTACCGGGACAGATGAGGTTTTTTCATCTGGTGGCCGTTGTTGACCACCACCACCTGTAGCCATATTGATCTTATTCATTCTTCTTCCTTTCATTTAACGAGTTGTAGCCGCAATGCAGCTTGTTTTTGTTTCCATTCTTCGATACGGGCCTGATCGCCCTCAAGAAGTGCACGAATACTCTTAGCATCATTTTTTTCCAGTTCTGCGATGATTGCAGCATTTGACTGTGCAATAGCCATTTTTGATTTCAATTTTACATCTTCTGCTGCTACTTCTTCATTAAATAGCAGATCACCATCAATACGAACCGCACCAGTGATATCTATAGATGGTATTTCACCATCAATTGATTCATCCCACAGAACAAATGTCGGATCAAAATACGATCCACCTTCTTCAATTTCGATTAATTGACGACCAGATATTTTATCAATTATAAGAAGTTTGCTCATGGGGTATTTACCTTCGCAATTGACATCATCGTAGTACTAAAAGCATCTACAGCATTGGCTGTAGTTCCATAATGAGAACGAATAACATCACCAGCACTTAATTTCAATGTTCGTGTGATCGATCCAATCACTATTGCATAACTTGATCCAACACGATTTGAAGCAGTGAAGCCAACTGCATCAATATCAGTTGTAAGTTGAGCCGAATTGATAGAAATGCCAACAGTGGTTGGCGATGCTGTTCCACCACCTTGCGCAATGTTTGTGATAGCATAGAATCCATTTTCGTTGATCGTGAACGAAGATCCCAAAGTAGCGCTGTCGGCATATGTGATAGCAGTTCCGACATTCTTCAAAACAGTTGTGTATCGCCGAATTCTCGTATTCGTTGATCCGAATCCATTACCCGTGTGAACAACTACTTCATGGTCGCCAATTGGCGTCAAAGCAAGCGGTTTGCCATCAGCACGTTGATATTTCGTAATACGCGCTGCTGCGCCATCGCCGCGAATAGTTGCTGTATCTCCTACCGCAGTCGTGATATTTGCACCAGTTGGAAGAATAAGTGTTGCACTGTTTGTTAGCGTCAAAATACCATCAAAAACAACTTCTCTCATTGCCCCACTAGGGATAGTAAAAGCAGTGATATTAGTCGTCCCAGTGATATGTACAAGATTGCCTGTAGCTGTTGACAAATTAACTGTTGCAGCACTAGCAATATCTGCACCTTTTGCTTCATTGATACGTGATGTATATGTAATCGGAATGGTAAATGTATCAGTCCAGCTCGCATTTGTACCATCTGTAGTTACGAATTTCCCGGCATTCCCAGCCTGCAAAGGAAGTGCAGTATTGAATGTTGCAGTAGTAATAGCATTCTGCATAAACAACAAAGTCACTGCATCTTGAGGCAATGTCGGATTAGCAAGACTGGTAAGTTTGAAATTGTTCCACGAAATATTAGCTGTAGGCGTACCTTGCCCATCTCGAGTAATGCAGTTTCCTAAACCAGCCGATGTGATATCGCTCGTATCATCATCCATATTTGTTGGTAGAATAGGTATACCGGTAGCAGCTTCTTGCGTCCAATTATGCTTTCGGTTAAACGTGCCAGAGCCATTCCATGGCATGATATTTCTCCTTAACTCACAGCGAGGAAATATGTCCTCTGTATTCCTGATCGGTATTGCTCAATGCTTGATTGCTATGATTCTCTCATGCATTTGTTCATCCGCAGTCAAACTCATCAATAAATTCCCAGATTCATCGTTTCGCCGGTTTCTTCTGTGGAACGGCACTTTCAAGAAGCGCGGCTCCTAGTGGAGCGCCTACAACAGGTGATGCAAACTGAGTCAATGCCGCACCTTTTTGCGCGCCTTGTAAGACCGCATTTTCAGCAGCCGTACTGCCAGCGGAAAGACCTCGTGCCAAAGCGACAGATGGCGCTGTTGTATAAAGCTGTGAGGCTAACCATGCAGGGACAGAGAGCGCAACATTGACTGGGTTCCCAGGATTAAAAGAGCGGGTAGCTGTGCCGCTATCTCCTACAATTGCAGGGAAAGCTTGTGAGAATCGTGCTGCATCATAAAGTGGCGATTCATTGCGGCCAAAAAGGAATCCCGTTCTATCTTTTGCCTGAAGTGCTGAAGCTAATGCACGACCGTTCACATTACCATTTGATGGATTAACAATGTTTTGACGACTAGTAAGCACCATCAAGTTACGATATTGACTGCGTGCATCGCCAAATCGTTGCGCAAGTTCTGACGGTAGGCCAGCTTGGAGCAGATCATCTACCTGGCTTTTCACATCGCCCAACGCCATCCCTAGTTGACGATCACCCATTGGTGAGGTCATCGCTTGATTCGAAGCTTTCGTAAGCTTACTTCCCAAATCGGCTAATTGCTCAGCACTAGCATCACCTTTTGCAGCATAATTCATCAAGCGCTTAACTAGCGGATGATCCGCAACTGATTTTGTACCTTCGCCAATCAGTCCTTCATAATTTTTCTCGATATCACCTAGATTGCTCAAGAACTGATCTGGATCGATTGTCCGATTACCAGTTGCCTTAACTTCATCATAAACGCCGCCAATACGGTCAGCAGCTCGGCCAAGTACGGTCGAGTCAACAGTTTTGGAAGTTTCTCCAATAGCTTTGGCCGCCTGTTGATTGAGAACAGTCTGATTGGTTTGTTTAATATTACTGAATGGTCCGGCTGTAATTGGATAGCTTTCAGCAGCGGCCTCTATCATTTGCAGAGGCTTACTACCTGTCGCCTGACCTGGCGTTAGCTTCATCCCTAATTGCTTACCTGCGGCAGCAGCAGAACGCTGTGCGTCAGTCAAACCGGCCGCTGCGCTAGATACTTCATCGAGAGGAATATTCTGAGGCTGCAAACGTTCTGCCAATGCTGAGCCAATTTTATTCTTGAGCGTAGATGCGCCTTTCGCCGCAATATCTCCGATATATTTACCTGCAACACCGCCAGCAGCACCCAACCCAACATTTTGCAATACACTTTCATCGGCCTTTGTAGGCTGCAACGCTCCAGTACCACCCCCAACTAATGCCGCACCCAATGCAGTATTTGCGCCTGGAATAAGCATTGCAGGCGCCGCTGCTGCACCAGCACCAATAACTTGACCGACAAGACCAGCCTTCGTAGCAGCCAGGGGGTCCATATTGGCGCGATAATCGTTAATCTCATTCTGATCAGCTAGGCCAAGACGTTGTTTTGCTCCTAGATAAAGGCCCATCATTCCGCCGCCAATACCTGCTAATCCGCGCTCAAGAGGATTCATCTGCTCCAAAATTTGCTGCTGGCCGGATTTAGGCGCAGATTGAGGCGTTGGAGTGCGCGCAGTTTGCGTTACCGCATTCCAGTCAATAGCGCCACCACCTCCATTTTGAGCTGGCTGACCACTAACAGCATTCCAATCAATAGCAGGCATCAGAATGCTCCCATTTGATCGAGTTTCTGCACGTTATTAAGGATTTTTTGCCATGAGCTAGGATTCTGTTGCTTAATCTGCTGTACTACTTGTTGAACATTTCCATTTTGGCTAGCTTCCGCCAGACGACGTCCAAGGCTAACAGTCCCAGGATCGGCAGCATTATTGAATTTGCTCAGGAAGCCCTGAAGATCAGAAAGCTGCCCCCCATTTTGCAGGAAATTATTTGCTGCTTTTCCTCGTGCTTCGCGTGCATCAATCTGGCTGACCAACATCGGAATAACTTTTTGCATACCTGCATTGGTCATTTCGCCGTTAGGGAATGCAGCCTGAATGTTAGCTTGCTGCGCATCAGTACCGGTTCCGCCCTTTCCAAGTTGCGACATGACCATATTGGCGGAAAGCTTCTTCATGACATCCTGATCTGACTGTGCGCCAGTCATATCGATGCCAGCGTTTGATGCCAATGCCTTGAGGCGAGCAATACCACCAGAGCCAGGACCGAACTGACCAGCCTGCGCCAAATGCCACATCTCATTAAGAATCTGGCGATGCTGCGCGTTATTCGTGTTCTCAGAATTGATCTGCGTATAAAGCTGATTACCTTGATCAGTCATCAACTTATTAGTCTGAGTCTGGCCAAGTTGCGGGCGTGCCGAATTATATGATTGCAGCAACATTTGGGCTTGTTGATTACCTGCATTCGCTGCCTGCTGGATTTGTTGTAGGCGAGCCTGCGGAAGTTGACCACCAGTATAAGGAGGTACTTCACCAGGGTTCAATCCAAGCTGTTGAGTTCCAGCAGTAGCAGCAGGGCCAGCCCATACAGGGACCTGCTCGCCATTCGGGCCAGTTACCTGCGTGATATTCGTTCCCGAACGAGCAGCATTCTCAGCGCCTGCAAGTTGTGCACGAGCACCTGCAACCCCACCTACAGGAGCGGCTCCGACAACACCATTTTGAACGCCATATTGCAGATTATTCGATGGATCAGCCCCAACCATTGCAAGTTGAGGATTACCTTGTGCGTCATAACGAATATTCGACTGATTTGGCGAAAGTGATGCACTTGTGGTAATGGCGTTGCGTGCAGCGGGCGATACACCAGAGAAAATGTCATTTTTCATCTGATCAGTTGGCTCAGCCGCTTTATATCGAGCGGCAGCATATTTGTCAGCGGTTCCCTGAGGAAGCAAACCAAGTTGCTCGCCCATTGCATAATTGCGCCATACAGGATCTTGGCGTACATCAGGAACCATTTGCCCGATTCCAGGCGGAGGCCGTTGCTGACCACCGCCACCAGTTGCTGCCATTGAATTTGCATCGCCCTGTGCGGGTGCTGCACCGCCCTGTGCTAGCATGGGAGAACCTGTTTGCTGCTCTCCGCCACCGCCGAGCATCTGCGCCATTAGATTCAGCCTTTGTTGGCCAATCTTGGATTGGATATCACCAATCTGCGCGTTTGCTTCTTGCATACGCTGCGGGGTCTTATAAGCGAGTAATGCATTCCCAATGATCGAACCAAGGCCAATTGGAGCATTAGCCTGTACTGGCGTTACTCCTCCATATGCTTTAGCCTGAAGCGCCTGGGCAAGCGCTAACTGTTGCTCAGCATTAGCAAGCTGAGCATTTAGGTTCGGATCAAGACGCCCGAGGAAGCTATTATCTTGTGCTGCCATTTAGGCCACCTTCGAATAATCAACTGCCATGTAACCAGATGGAGTTTTTGCTACTGCATCCGGCTGTTTCTTCATCAATTCCTGTGCCATCACACCACGCATTCGTTGCTTGTCTGGATCACCTTTGTAATTATATTCATAGACATTGTTGCCGCCTGGTGTTTTACCTACTTTATCAATATTCTCCTTCAGACGTTTGTCAGAGAATAGATATGACCCCGCTTGCACAAGTGATCCGATATCACCCATCAGTCCATTATGATATCCAACCTGATTTTGATAAGCCTGATTATTGATGCCTGCGATATCAGTCCCAGCAACATTTGCTCCAGGTACATTACCAAATGATGGCATTTGCGGCTGCGCTCCAGATTGCAAAGCATTATAGGTCTGTAGCGGCTGATTGTATTGCGCATATACATCTTGCATGCCCTGAGCATGTGCAGCGTTATTAACACCAGCTTGATTCAGCAGATTGTTGTAGTTTTGAGTCAATGCAGAATTATTCAGATTTGCATTAAACATGCCTTGTTGATTTTGCGCTGCCATATTTGCCAGATTAATTTGCGTCTGAGCATCAGCAGCATGATTGGCTAATCCAGCATTTGCCAATGCCTGATCAAACCCTTGTTGCTGGGCCTGATTGGCAAATTGACCAGATTGTAGGTTCATACCGAAGGCCGTATTCCCCGCGTTCAATCCCTGACCAAAGGCAGCATTCTGTGCCTGCTGTTGCGAGAATGTTTGATTACGAGCAAGTTCTGATTGCGCACGATCATAGGCAGCTGATCCTTGCGTGATACCTTGAGCCGCAAGTTGAGCCTGCAAATCATTACTCTGATTCTTGAATTGCGGATTCAGATAGGCCATCTGATTCTGATAGGCGGCGTCCTGTGCGCCCTGGATCACACCCGGAATATTGCTCCAATCACCCAAAGTTCGTTGCACATCTCCACCGCCGTTTCCGACATTGGTAACATACTTACCGGTTGCGGCCTGAGATGCAGGGCCAGCAGAATGCGTATAAGCTGTATTAAGCGCAGCAGACATACCAGGAGATACACCATAATCCAATTTGCCTACACCTGATGTATCAATAGGTTTGGAATACTGGTTTGCAACATTACCAAGTAAATTGCCACTGATGTTTTGCTGTTGCTGCTGATTCTTGAGTTGTTGGTCAAGAATGCCTTGCACCTGCGGATTAAGAGAAGTCGTTTGCTGATATTTTGGTGTTCCATCAGCATTAGTGCCAACAACTTGATAGGTACTGGACCCAAATGGCGAATATTGATCAACACGATTCAGGTTTGCATTCGCAATCGCAGTATTGATATTCGAACCGGTCTGCGCATTCGCCGTATCTTGTGCACTCGACGGTTTTGGTTTGCTCAGAAATCCCATGACTAACTCTCCAAAAATTTACATTGTTCACGAGTCATCGAGTAGATAATCAGGCCACCGTCGGGTGCCACATCTTTGATGAATGCCTCAAGTTTAAATCCTAATCCTTCATCAAACCGGCGTGCTGCCAAATTTGATTCTAATACTGTTCCAAGCAATTTTTTGCATTTCAGTACATCAAAAACATAGTGAAATACTGAAGTCAAATATTTTTTAGTTGCCCAATGTCGTCCTTCGCCTGCGACATGAATTGAAATGCTAACGCCATTATATCCCTCAAGCCACACTGCACCGCGAATACGCTCTCCTTCTACCAAGGCGATTGTCGTATGTGCCTCATTCGCCAAGGGATGCTGCAATCGTTGAGACATCCATTCTTTAACACGCGCCGAATCACCGAAATATACCTGGCTCACAACGTTCCGCCCTGTTGATAGACAACGTCCGTACTTTGCCATTTACAGACTGTATTTTTCACGCTCATAGCAATATGCGGAGCACCAGCATAGCCAATACCCGATGCATTGTGCCAAACGCGAACGGTGCTATTAGGTGTCGTCCAAGGGCTTCCCCATGGGCTTCCCCAAAGCGTAAAACCGCCAGCCGTAACAGTTGTGACCTGAGGCGCAGTCGTCGTATCGAAATCAACATTTACCAAGCATGAAGGCGACAGCCCAGTAGTCCCAAACAAGATCGGTCGCATCATCGTGAAGAACTTTTGTGATGATGCTCCGAAATAATTGAATGCCTGCAATGCTTCGCATGGAATTGCATTCCCGTTATCTGAGAATCCTGTATCAGCTTGAACTACTAATCCGGTGGTCCCAAAGTAAATAGCATCATTGTAAAGTTCCCAGCAAAATGCATTCCAACCTGTAAATTTTGTCCATGATCCAGTAATAGTATTCATCACATACTGATAGCTTTGAATATCTTCAAACTGGGGTACATTAATGATTACTTTATTGCCAATAGGATATAGCAAAATTTGCCATCCAAAATTGTTCCCCAATGCCTGAACATCAGCATTGATGAGATTTTGAATTTTTGCTGACAACGCATCACTTTCTTGTGCACGGTCAGTAAGTAATGCCTTTGATAATGGGAAGGCTCCATCAGCGGTAATGAATACCAGATCACTGCCGATTTTCGCAAAGCATCTGCGTCCAATTGGGCGACCAATGCGGAAATGCTGAGCAATGACCCAATTAGCAGCATTTGTTGGGTCAAAACCCTGATAGACCACAACTTCTCCGAGAGTCGAAATAGCAACGAAATATTCTTGGCTTCCGGCGCTATTATCGACAGACCATGTAGCAACAGCCATTAATGCGCCACCAAGTTTGAACATGCCGCCAAATTCGAGAGATTGTGCTGCACCACCAATAGCGTTGACAGGCATATACCAGCATCGCGAGCTATTTTTTTCGACCATATACAAGCGCTGCTTGAAACTGGTTCCTTGGATGAATAGGCGTGGATCTACGCCGGTCGTACCAAATAGAACAATATATGTTCCAACCACCGTTGCATTACCGCCAGGATCGGCTGCCATCACATAAGTGAAAGTAGTCGGAGATGTGACAGTAATACGATAAGTTCCACTGAAGCCAGCAGGAGTAGTACCGCTGATTGTCACGCTATTTCCGGTCACAAGACCATGCGGTGCAGCAGTAGTCAGTGTCGCTAGTGTTCCAACTCTCGTGATCGAACTAATGGTCAGCGCGGTTGCTGTGCTCGCAATGACCTGGATTTGCGTGCCATCATAGAGCAATGGCAGATCAGTACCATTCGCTAGGTAAAGGAATTGCCCATTTGCGGCAGTCGAACCAAAATTGACATGCTGCCAGCGCGAATTGCTTTGTCCTGTCCATAATGCCGCACCTACAGCGCCTTGCGTACTAACATCAAAAATATTCCCATCAGCAGCCGCAAGCAACTTATTGCCAGTCAAGCCGCCATATGCGGCTAATGTTTCTACATTATTGACTAGACCAGTTGCCCAATTAGATGATCCACCTCGTAGATCAACAGTCGATGGTGTAGGAAACCAGTTCTCCAGTTTTACCGCATCAGTAGGCGGCATCATGCCGATACCATCACGAGCATTTAATCCACCAATCGGTGCAGGAAGACTAAAAGTCACTGAAGAAGGCTGTGCACGAGCTGCAAGATTTCGTTGTGCCATTACGTTCCCCAACTGCCAGAAGGTACAACTACACCAGGGAAGATGTCATATTTCGCATTGTCAAGATTAATAGCATCTTTGCTGCCATCACGATTAATGGCATTCATTACTCGGCGCTCATATTTATCTTGATCTTCAGCATATGGAAGACCTTTAGAAGAACGGAAACGCCAAATCAGACCAAGAGTCATGATTTGCTCATCGAGTAGAGAAGTATCTGTATCAGCAGTCCAGACATTAGATGTCGTCGTGCCATTCGTTGCCCAATTCTTTGACGCATACTCAAAGAAACAATTCTGGCCAGCTACTGGAACAGGGAACATGCGCAGACGCCCCTGTTGAATGCGGAAATTCGACCACGGGCCATTAATGGCAAAGGCTTCTTGCTGCTGCCATTCTTGCGGGGTTCGTGGACCAAAAACAGGACGGCGTAAAGAACGATTCCAGATCGTGTCATTGATGATGAATGACAGATTAGGAGCAATCGTTGCAATCGCTCCTTGATCCTCTGTTGCTAGTGTAACGAAACTGGTTTGTGCATTAAGTGCTGTCCAATTCGTTCGATTAGCCAGTTCTTGCCCCTCTTCATTCAATAATTCCAATAGTTGCATCACCTGCAAATCTTGAGAATTGAAAGCAAATGTCGGCTTAATCAATCCAAGACGGGCGCTAGCAGTCTGAATGATAGAGAGGCAAGTCATAATTAATTCGCAGCAGGACGACCACGTTTAGGAGCAATGGAAGAATCCAATTGTAATTTCAGATCGCCAATTACATCTCGTAATTCAGCAATCGTTTGGGCTTGCGTCTCAACAGTTGCTGTTAGCGCTGCAATCTGTTCAGCAGTCTTTCCATGGTCAGAAGTTGAATCAAGCCATGCACGAGCCTTATCGCGATCTACGCGAGCGCCCATGCCGGCATTTTGCATTGCAACCTCGTCCATATTTGCCAGGTCTTCAACAGTAACGATACGCATGGCGAGATAATTCTCTACTGCCGATGGAGACAGGAAACTAACCTGCCGCAAGCTGGTTCCATCTACAGGAGCATCAATACCTTGCTTCCACATTTCATATTTCTTATGGAAACCATCTACCCATTCCGGCGGATATGCATCTGGTGCGCCATTGAGCATCTTATGCTTGATTTGAAGAAGCCAATCTTCCGCAACTTTTTCCACTTGATCGCGGCCACCTGGCTGCATGATAAAAGCCATATTCACATCGCGAGTAGTGCGACGACCGCTTTCAATCGTTGCCTGACGATCCTCAACAGCGATTTGATGAAATTCTACGAATGGGGGACGAGCTTGATGCAGTTGCATGAGATTTCTCCTGTA